CTATCGCCTGTACCTGCAGTCGTTGCAGTCCATCCAGCGCATCTCGGACTCCGGTTCGTCGATGGCTGGCGCTGGCTTTGCCTCGCTCAAGTACTATGGCGCTGGTATGGCGTCGGATGTTGTGCTTGACGGTGGTATCGGCGCTGCCGCTACCGCTAACCACATGTTCTTCCTGAACACCAAGTATCTGATGTTTAGGCCGCATGTGGACCGCAACTTTGTCCCGATTGGCGGCGAACGCCAGTCTGTCAACCAGGACGCTATCGTGAAGCTGATCGGCTGGGCGGGCAATCTGACCTGCTCCGGTTCGCAGTTCCAGGGCGTTTTGATTGCGTGATGCAAAAATGAAGGATTAGAAAATGGCTTATTCGTTCACTGAAAATCGCGCTGGAATGCTCCAGATTGCGAACACTGACTCCGGCGTCACGATGGCGAATGGCACTTCTGCCATTCCCACGCCGCCGAACACGCTCGGGCAGGTTGTCCGCGCGTTCGACCCGACCTACGGCGAAGGTGAGTTTATCATGCTTGTTGGCGTTGCCAGCACCGTGGTTGGCTCGCTGGTGACCTACAATGCCACGACCTACCAGACCACCCTGTCGGCCAATACGGCCAACCAGGCGACCCCGGTAGCCGTTGCGATGTCGGCCAATCTCGCTGGCTCGTTCGGCTGGTATCAGATTGGCGGCCTCGCGGTCATCAAGAAGACCGCCGTTGCGACCAACGCCCAGGTTCCCGTTTACCAGTCCGCTACCGTTGGCCGCATTATGGCTACCGCTGCGTCTGGCAAGCAGGTTCTTGGCGCTCGTTCGGCCAACCTTGCTACCGTTGCCTCGACTGTTTCGACTGTTATCGTGTCGATCAATCGTCCGCATCTGCAGGGTGCCACTGCCTAATGATCGTACCATCTAACCTAGATGATACGATTCCTATCGTGTGCAACACGGAGGATCATGAGATTTTTGGCAACATAACTGCTGCCGTTGCTCGTGATCTTCCGTGGTTGCAGCTTTCTGAGCCGCACGATGGGGTAGCTGTAATTGTGGGGGGCGGCCCTTCTATGAAGCCGCTGCTCCCCATGATTGCCGGTCACAAAGTTGCTGGTCAGACCATTTTTGCCGTAAATGGCACTATTCCGACCCTAGCCAGCGTTGATGTGACCCCGGACTATTTCGTGCTTTTGGACGCCAGAGCGCACAATCAGGGCTTTGTTCACCCGAATAAGGCCACCAAGTACCTGATCGCGTCCCAGTGCAGCGATGGCGTCTTTGAGGCCCTGGGCGGCCATGATGTTACCGTTTGGCACCCGGCTTACCCCGGCATTCAGGATTATATCGGTGATCGTCTTTGCGCCCTGATCGGCGGCGGGACCACCGTGGGCCTTCAAGCCATGAGCATAGCCTTTTGCATGGGCTACCGCTCAATCCACCTTTACGGCTTTGATTCCAGCTATTCCTTGGCTGGCGAAGGCCATGCCTATGACCAAGCGGCCAACGCCGAAGACCCCCGCGAAAGCTACTGGGTGGGCGGCAAGGAATACATCGCGGCCCCTTGGATGGCCCGTCAGGCTATGGAGTTTCAGACCGCAGCCCAGCAGCTTGCGGACGAAGACGCGATCATTCAGGTCCACGGGCACGGCCTCCTCCCGGCTATTGCCAAGGCTATGTCTGAGCCGCCTGCGCCTATGTCAGAAGTCGAGAAATACCAGGCCATGTGGCAGACCCCGCTTTATCGGGAAGTTGCCCCCGGCGAGGCTTTTGCTCCTCATTTTGTCCAGATTGCCGGTCCCAAGCTAACTGATGTCATCGTGGACTTTGGCTGCGGCACAGGCCGGGGCGGTAAGAAGATTGCTGACCTGACCGGATGCGAAGTGCAACTCGTTGATTTTGCTGATAATTGTCGGGACAAGGGCAATGATCTGCCATTTACGGTGGCTGACCTAACAAAGCCCATTGGTGTCAGTGGAAACATTGGGTATTGCACCGATGTTATGGAGCATATCGCCCCGGACGATGTGCCTGATGTTATTAGAAATATTATGGATTGTGTCGATAGTTGCTATTTCAAAATAGCCCTATTTGACGATAGTATGGGAAAGCTGATCGGTCACCCGCTTCATCTGTCCGTGTTTCCTAGCGAGTGGTGGCAGAGAAATTTTTCTGAATATGACATCAAGTACGAGCATTCGGACGAAGGCGATGCCTGTTCGTATGCCACGTTCTACGTTCTAAACCCTAAATAAAGGACAAAATTATGGCTATTCCTTCCCGCATCCTCGCCTCCGGTAATTCTCCGCTGGCGACCATTTCTATTGCTGGTGACGGCGCGACTGCCCTGACTGCCACGGGCACCAATCAGGCTACTGCCCTGCAGCTTTCGGCTGTTGCCAACGCTATTGGCACGACTGCCTCCAGCACTGGCGTCAAGCTGCCCCCGTGCGAAGCTGGCGCTCTGGTGTTCGTCTATAATGGCGGCGCGCAGACCCTGCAGATTTACACCAACGAAACCACGGGCGTCACCATGAACGCGGCTGTCGCCGGTTCGACTGGCGTTGCGCTTGGCACCACCAAGACCGCGATCTGCATTGGCACTTCCGCCACCACCTGGGTTGTTACTGCGGCCCTGTCTTCAACGTAAGGAGTAATTTATGCCTTTGGATAGCGATATCTCCAATGCCGATTCTCACCTGCATGTAGAGTTCTACATGTTTGACAAGGCTCCATACAAGGACACGCCTTTTGTGAGAATTATGGTACCGGGAGATAAGACTAACATCATTGAGCAGCCCGCCCGCGAACACCACAAGGAGCGGTTTATTCGTCAGTGGCTTCATTTCCAGTCCCAGAATAGCGACGGTCAGGTGATCGGCACTAAGCTGGACCAGTGGAACAAGGACAAGCCTGAAGATTTCAATGACCACCAAATGGCTGAATTGCAGATTTTGAAGTTTCAGACCGTCGAGCAGGTTGCGACGGCCACGGATGCCCAGCTTCAGCGTATTGGCATGGGTGCCGCTGGTCTTCGTGAACGCGCTCGTGGGTATCTGACGCAGCGAAATCAGTCTGAAAGCAGCACTGAATTGGCTAAGACCCGCAGCGAACTAGATGAGTTGAAGGCCCAGATGGCATTGCTCATGGCGCAGCGTAAGCCTGGTCGGCCACGCAAGGAAGATGTAGATGTCCAGTACGACGATGCTTCAGTTGGTGCAACAGGTCACCAATGAACTAGGCGTTCCAACACCGACAACGGTTGCGGGAAATACGAACCAAGACGTTACGCAAATCCTAGCGTTGATGAATGCTGGCGGTTACGAACTTCTGCGTAAGGCTGATTGGCGCGAACTAACCATACCGTACAGCTTCTTTACCGAATACACGACCACGACGGGCGACTACACAACTACCGCACTGACCATCACCGGCATCCCGTCCACTGCCGGGTTGGACACTACATATATGGTTGTCGGCACCGGCATCCCGAACGCTACGTTTATCACCAGCGTTGATTCTTCCACGCAGGTCACGATCTCTACCTATTCAACCACTGCCGTGACTGCTGGGACTATCTATTTCCAGAAGGTTAAGTACGCACTGCCCGACGACTACGATAGCATCGTGCCGCGTACCCAGTGGGACAAGAGCAAGCACTGGGAAATGCTTGGGCCGGAGAGCGCCCAGCAGTGGGAATGGCTTCTGAGCGGCTTTATCAGCACCGGCCCGCGTATTCGCTGGCGGTTGCTAGGCGGCTATTTCCAGATTTGGCCCGGCTATTCGTCCAACGAAAACCTTGGCTTTGAGTACCGCAGCAAGGGATGGGCGTTGTCTGCCGCTGGCGTGGTTAAGAACAGCTTCACGGCTGACACAGATACCTGCATCTACCCTGACCGCCTTATGGTCTTGTCCACGAAGCTGAAGTACTTCCAAGCCAAGGGTTTCGACACAACGGCAATCTACCGCGATTATTTGACTGAGTTTGAGACTTCCGTTGGTCAGGACACATCGGCGGCTAACCTGTCGTTCGCACCGCGCCCCGGCTCCGTGCTGATCGGATGGGACAATATCCCGGATAGCGGTTATGGCAATTAGTCCACGCGCTATGGTCCAAGGTAATGCGGCTCAAGTGCAGTCGCTGCCCGCCCCGTTGGGCGGCTGGAACGCGCGTGACAACCTTGCCAACATGGAGCCTACGGACGCGGTAACGCTCATCAATATGTTCCCGACTGTCAGCAGCCTGACCATGCGGGGCGGCTATACCAAGCACGCCACGGGGCTTAGCGGCAAAGCCCAGACCATTATGGTCTACAACGGCGGCGCAACATCAAAGATGTTTGCCGTTACCAGCACGGGCTTTATCTATGATGTGACCACCGCCGGGGCGGTTGGCGCGGCTGTTGTCTCCGGCCTGACCAACGGCATCTGGGAATACGTTAACGTCACCACGGCTGGCGGCAGCTACATCATGGCCGTCAATGGCGTCGATAACTCCCTATTGTTCGACGGCACGAATTGGACCACCCCGGCCATCACGGGCGTGACCGACAACAACCTGTCCAATATCACGCTGTTCAAGAACCGCATCTGGTTTATTGAGAAAAACACGCTGAAAGCCTGGTATTTGCCGACTAGTTCGATTGGGGGCGCGGCCCAATACATCGACATGAGTTCGATTTGCCGCCTCGGTGGCCGCCTAATTGATCTAGACACTTGGACGATTGACGCTGGCTATGGTGTTGATGACAACATTGCCTTTATTACCAGCGAGGGCGAAGTTATCGTCTTCCGTGGCACTGACCCGGCCAGCGCAGCCACATGGTCCCTGATTGGCGTCTGGAACGTAGGTTCGCCCGTCGGGTCGCGCGTCATGCTCAAATATGGCGGCGACCTGCTGGTTCTGACATATGACGGCCTGTTGCCCTTTGCCGCTTCGCTGCAATCCAGCCGCGTTGACCCCCGCGTTGCCCTGTCCGACAAGATACAGGGCGCGATCACGGCGGCCACGACCCAGTACGGCGGCAGCCACGCTGATGTCGGCTGGCAAATTTACGGCACTGCCAAGTACAATGCCGTATGGATCAACGTCCCGGTTGCTGACGGCATGCAGCAGCAATATGTGATGAATACCATCACTAAGTCCTGGTGCCAGTTTATAGGCTGGGCGGCGTATTGCTGGGAAACCCTTGGCGAGGAACCCTATTTTGGCTCGGATGGCTATGTCGGCCATGCTTGGGACGACAATTACACTGACAACACCAGCAACATCACCACCACCACGCTCCAGGCGTTCAACTATTTGGGCGCGCGCGGCGTCAAGAAATACTTCACACGCGCCCGCCCTAGCATCTTCACCAACGGCGATCCGACCATCAACGTGGGCATGAACATTGACTTCGATACGTCCGACACCACGGCCCCCGTGACCTTTACAGGGTCGGCGTACGGCGTTTGGGACGCGGCTTCTAGCACTTGGGATACCGCCCTGTGGGGCGCTGATCTGGGTATCCAGAACACATGGCTTGGCATTACGGGCATTGGCTACTGCGGGGCGGTCCAGATGAAAACGGCCAGCAGCGGTATCCAGATTCAATGGGCTTCGACAGATGTGGTGTATCAGACCGGATGGGCGGGGGTTTGAGCGGTATAGTCAATGGGCGGGCGTATAGTTAGCGGGCCTGAAGTGGGCCATTGGGTAGCAGGTAAAATGAACGGTTCGTTTAGCAGCGCAACGGGAACGGCCATTGGTCTTGAAAGGGACGGAAGCCTTGTTGCTGGCGTGATGTATGAGAACTGGAACCAGCAGTCTATTACTGCCCACATGGCTATCACGGGGCGGCTTACGCGGTCATTTCTTGGCGCGATCTTTCGCTATGCCTTTGAGAAATGCGGCGTTCATAAAGTTATCTTGCCGATCAGCAGCGGCAATGCCAAAAGTAACAAATTCGCCCAAAAGCTGGGTTTTACCGAAGAAGCCCGCATTCGTGACGCTGCCCCTGATGGGGATATTGTAATTTTCTGTCTCGCTAAAAGCGAGTGCAAATACCTTGGTAAGGAGTACGCCTAATGGGTAAGCCATCACCACCGCCAGCACCTGACTATGCTGCCGCAGCGCGGGCGCAAGGCACTGAAAACATTGCCGCTGCGCGCACTCAGGCCAGGCTGAACACGCCTAATACCTATACGCCATACGGCAGCCAGACCGTCAGTTTCGGCTCTCCAACTGTAAATCAGGCTGGCTATGACCAAGCCATGCAGGATTTCAACAACAGGCAGGAGGAGTATGACTCAAGCGGCAATGTCATAGCGGGGACTGCTCCTACCATTGAGCAGTTTACGACGGCTGGCGACTCTGACACGCCGACTATTAGGCAGACGCTAAACCCAGAATCGCAACGGGCCTTAGAAGCCCAGCAGCGCATTGGTAGGGGCCTTTCGGAAACTGCTGAGCAGTATGCGCTGCCGACGCTCCAAAATGCCTTGCAGAACAGGTTTGATCCGTCTGGCTACGACATCCAGACTTCGCTTGGCCCGCAGATGCCGGTCAATTACGGCCCCGCAATGGGCCAGTACGGCATGGCGGGCAGCGTTCCTTCCGGGGCCTTTGGGCAGGCCGGGAGCGTTGGGGCTGGTCAGTATGGCATGGCGCAGGGGATTGATGCCGGTGCCTACGGGCAGGCTCAGGGCGTCAATGCGGGCCAGTTCGGCGGCCTAAAGACTGGCGCAGATATGTCTGGCGTTGCGGCCATGCCGGTCAATGCCGGTATGACAGGCCAGCAGGCCATTATGGCCCGCCTCCAGCCCCAGCTCGCCCAGCAGTCTGCGGCTACCGCCCAGCAGCTTGCCAACCAGGGTATCACGCCCGGCTCAGAGGCGTACAATAACGCCATGCGCCAGCAGCAGCAAAGCCAGAACGACCTTCTGAGCCAGGCTGCCTTGCAGGGCATCGGCCTGGACATGAGTGCCAATCAGCAGGGCTACGGTCAGGCTATGGGTCAGGCCGGTATGTACAATGCCGCCTTGGGTCAGGGCTTCGGTCAGGCTGCCCAGGCGCAGCAGATGGGCAATCAGGCCATCGGTCAGAATTTCGGCCAAGGCGTCACTGCCCAGCAGCTTGCTAATCAGGCTATCGGCCAGAACTACGGGCAGGGCATGAGTTCCCAGCAGCTTGCAAACCAAGCTATCGGCCAGAATTACGGCCAAGCCATGAGTTCGCAGGACCAGGCCAACGCCGCCATGGGCCAGAATTATGGTCAGGCCGGGACATCGGCTGGGCTGTATAACCAGGCCGCTGCCCAGCAGTATAACCAGAACCTTGGCGCGGCCCAGTTCGGCAATCAAGCCCAGCAGCAGCGGCTCCAGCAGAACCTTGCCATGCGGAACCAGCCCTTGAATGAAATCATGGGCTTGCTGTCCGGCTCGCAGATCCAGACGCCCCAGT